AACAACCTGATCCGCATCAACATACCCCTTGGAATCATCCGGGATTTCATAGGTGTAAACGATATCATCAGCATCCGGCATTTGCTGATCCGGGTCAGCTGCTAAAGAGGTATCCAGATCCGCAATGTACGCAAGGATCATCCGGTCAATGACCAGGACCTCTTCATTTCCTGCCAGTTCGTTCATCCGGGTTCTGCCGTTGGTTGTAATCACACTGCTCATAATTAGTGTACTCCTTTTATTCCGCCACTTCCGTGATGCACTCGTTGGAGAATTCCGCCACCTGGACCTCAACCGGCAAGGACTCAATGATTTTCCAGCCATATCTCCGGCAAGTCCGGCCGTAATGCTGGATCAATTCAGTCAATAAGGTCTCATTTTCGGACAGCTGGGTGTCGGACATGCGAATGGCAATCACATCCCAGTCCTGGCCGTCCATGCGCTCCTCGATCTCCACGTACCCGATGCCCAACCGGTTAAAAATCTGTTTAAACCCATACACGCTGCCCGCATCCCTGGCGTTGGCATAGGCGTATTTTACCCGCAGCCGGAACAAGGACTGCGGCTCATCGGTCAACCGGTCAATGGCCCGGCCCCAGGCAATCAGCTTGAGTACGGACTCATTGCATGTGTCCGGGTCCATTTGCTGAATCGGCCACATGGCCCAGTCCCGCATTTTGCACCACCAGGTATATGCCGCAGTGGCAAGCTTTGCCGCCTGCCCCTTGTTCAGCCATACCGGCAGCGTAAATTCAGGCGGGTCCGTGGATACTGTCACGATACGGCCTCCATGGTAATTGTCAGAGAAGAGAGCACCGGCAAATCAATGGACGCCGGCACAATATCATCCAGGTCAAAGGAGATGCTCATCAGGCCGGGCAATAAATTATGCAATTGCTGATCAAGCTTTGAAAAACTTAACCGGGTCAGGGGCAGAGTGCGGATGACCGTCTCATTCGTGTAAGCCTGATTTTCCCTGAACACGTACCGGATAATATTTTCCACCCCGGTTTGAAGTTCGGACACAGCATCGTCATCCAGGGTGCTGTCATAATAAACCGTGGCCGTAAGATCATATTCAGTGGTGGGCATCACCATGCACTGCATGTCATCCCCATGGCCGTGGTGCCCCTGGGTTGAAATGTAATCATTAATGTCGTCAACAAATGCCTGGGCAGGCGTCCCGGAATCCACCATGATATAAGCATTGGCCGTACCTTCTCCCCTGGGTGCCCCATGCTCAAAGATGATATACTCGGTACTGATCCCGGCAAAACTGGAAATGTCCGCCCGGTAAGCTGCATCATGATGATACTGGCCCACGGCAGAAAACTGATTGCGGCAACGCAGCCGAAGTTCATCGTCGCTCTCTTCGTCCGCCCCTTCTGTTGTGATCCAGCCGCTTTCGTTGGTAACCGAGGCAATCCCGGTGATGGCTTCGGGCAGCACGGAGTAATACCCAGCACCCAGATTGTATGCAGAACCGGTTTCTTCACCAACCACAGGGACATTTGCGGTCAATGTCCCATCCGGGATGAGTGTCTGCCCGGACACCGTCACCCGATAGACAATGGAATTAATGGCCGGCGTGGCAATCAATATCCCCGCCTCAATAACCAGCTCCCCATCAGAATCCTCCCGGGTGAACAGGATATTGCCTGCCACGGCGGTGGCTGCCTTGCGCTCAAGATCCCGCCCCCAGGCAAACAGATCAAGCCAGGTGCCTGACGCATATTTTAAAAACGCATTGGGCAAAACATACTGAATCAGCAGATTGACAAGCCACTTGGCAGGCGTGGTCACAATGGCGGAAATCAACCGCCAAAACGGGCTGTAATCGGAATCATTTGAGATCTGGATCTCTGCATCCGCAGCCATACTATCCCACTTGGCCTGGATATCATTTTCCGTGGTCGGTATCCCGGCCTCAACAAGCATGTTTTCAAAAATGTCAGTATCCGCCATGGTTGGATCTATCCTAATTCTATGTAAACTGAATCAAAATCAATGGTGTCAGCCATCAAATAAAATGTCCCGGTGCCGGTCTCCTCGATGGTGGCGGACCCCGGCACAATGCGGTAATCGTTGTCCACGGCCAGGGTGATTTTGACAATGGTCTGGTCAATGATGTCCCGGTTACGGTTCCCCACCAGGGGCGGGAGATATCCCTTTTCCCGGATCATATGCACCAGATCCTGGGCAATGACATCTCGGTCCGTGCAGGTGTTCACATTGCCGCCCACGTCCAGGGAGAGATCATCCTCGGAAACAATCAGATCAGAATAAACATTATCGTCAGCCATCATGCCCCCATCCATAATTGATTGCCGATTTCCTGGGAATTAATGGGCCTGCTGGTAACAACCTGCCCAACGTTCACTGTTCTTGACTCGGTCCGGCTGCTGTTGTCCGTAACGGCATTGGCAATGGACTGGCTTGCCCCGCCCTGGGGGACAGCAAATTTTCTCGACGCTTCCAGGGACGGGGATGTCTTGGGAATATTTTTGTTGACGTCCGGACTGTCAATGCCCGGCACCCATGACATTTTGCTTTTCATCCAATCCCAGACACCACTTAATTTGGTGATTTTGGCAATAATGCCATCAAAAATTTCCACGATCTTTTGCCCCCAGGCCGAATCCAGAAATGATGCTTTAAGATCGTCCCAATAATAAATGATGCCGATCACAGCAGATGTCAGGGCAAGGATGCCAAGGACAATCAATCCGGCAGGGTTGGCCCACATGGCCGTATTTAAAAACAGCATGCTGGTCCGGGCCAGGGTCAAAATCCACCGGAACGCCGTCATCACCTTGGATGCAATGCCCACGGAAACACTCCATCCGGTGGTCACCAGTGATGCGATACCGCCAAGGGCGGCAAATGCCGCAATCCCGGCGGTGACACCTGTGACACCGACAATGGCAATGCCGATCCACCGGGTAAGCCCGGGAAACTTCTGCGTCCAGTTGTATATGGCCCCGGCCCCCTCGGCCATCTTCTCAATGGACGGCGTAAGCACAGGCAAAAGCGCCTGTCCCAGCCCGATACGCACCGCCTTGACCCCCTGGTTCCATCGCTGGAACGGGTCAATCATATTGGCGGCCATCTTCTGGGCCTGTTCCAGTCCCTTGACCTTGCCGATGGCCTGGATATTGTTCTTGAGCCCGGTGGTATCGGCCATCAAAAGCTTGATCATGCCCACGGCTTCATCCGTGCCAAAGGCTTTTTTCAGGGCGTCTGATTCAGCCACATTAAACGTCTCACCAAACTTGCCTTTGATCTTGTCCAGGATAGTCGTGATCCCCAGCATCTGCCCGGCAGAATCCGTGAATTTAAGCCCCAACTCCTCCTGTGCCCCGGCCACCCCGGAAAGAAACGCCTTATATTTGGTCCCGGCCTCGGAGCCGGACATGGTTGCCTGTAACTGCCCCAGGACCGCAATCTGTTCACCCTGGGCAATACCTGCGGAACGGGCCTCCGCACCCAATGATGTAAAGGCCCCGGCCATCTCCGCACCGGTGGTCTTAAACATCTTAACCGCCGTGGCAGTTTGACCTGTGAGCTGTTCCACCCATTCGGCCTTGCCCATCTTGTCGGCACTTCCCTTGAAAATACCGTACATGGTGCCCATGTAATTGGTAATGGTGGCGGCATCCGCCTTGGTGCCCTTGGCAAGCACATTGGAAGCATTGGTGAACCGGGCCAGATCATCCCCCTCAAGCCCGGCAATGGCAGATTGAATATCATAGGAGGATTTAACAAAATCAGACGCGGATTCCCCATACTTGATAGAGAACTTAACGGCGGAATCAGACAATGCATCCAAACTGCCCCGGGCCACATCCAGACTGCGGACCTCTCCAATGGCCATGTTGAACTCATTGGCAGGTGCCACCATGGCCTGCATGGTGTACCCGGCCGCAGCCACCCCGGCCACCCCGCCGCCGATCTTGGCAAAACTGTCATTCGCCGCGCTTGCCACCCCGCCCAGCGTTTTTTTGATCCGCCCGGCAGGGCCTGATACCCTGTCCAGCAGGTCGATAGAGAACATCAGTTTTTCAAGTTTCGTCGCCATATCATCCTGTCATTTAAATGCCGTGGCCACACCATTGGCCACCGCCACCCGCTGTTTTTCCCAAAAATCATTTTCCAAAAATAAAGCCTCGGCCATGGACCGGGTGGTCACATCGCGGCCCGGAAACCATTTATGGGAAAACGCCCGCATCTGGGCCAGGGCGTTTTCCTCAATTCCGGCCGCGATGCGTTCTACTCCCCCACGGTGATTTTAATGGCCGGGGAGACCTTCTCCACCAGTTTTTCCCCGAGCTGCATCACCACCGTGGGCTGGACAAGGAATGGCTTCAGGCTCTCCTTGCAATTTTTATCAATGGTCCGCACCAGAAAATTATTCATGGGCTGCACCTTGTTGGTGGCTGTCAGCTCATCAATGAGCCGCTCCTGGTCATCCGTAGATACGTTAAAGGTTAAAGGGGTTTTGTTCGCAGTCAGGGTCACTGTAGTGGTTTCAGACATATGTCACCTTTTATAATTGTTTGATGATTGAAGTTATTGAATAACGATCAGGCTGCAGGCGGTGTCCGCTTCCGGAAACCGGCCCAATCAAGCAAACCGACCTTTTCGCGGCCTCCGTCCGGATACCGCAGGTAAACGCCCCTGCGTTTGGCATTTAAGGAAA